GTCTCCGTCTGCCTGATCGTCTCCATCTCCTTTGTCAGCATCCCTTGCACTTTTCTTGGGTGCTTCATCTTTGTCGCCATAAATCAGCTCCTCTGGGTCCTCGTCGTCTCCACCACCCTTGGATGGAGATTCCTCGTCAACTTCCAGCTGGCCGACATTCTTGAATAGCTGCTCCGCTGGCCCCTCGGTGGATACGGGGGCTTTGCCGGTTACTTTACCAGGATCGGATTTGATTACGGCATCGAATGCCGCAGCAGCTTCTTCTAAACCAGCCATTTATTCTTCCCGTTTGTGGCGACGCTGACGCATCTTCTTATCGGTGATGTAATCTTCTAATTGTTTACGCACATCCCGAATGGCCTTCATAGTAGCATGCGCCGTGGTGGCTGTCAAGCTACCCACATCGGCGTTTAATAATGTTCCGACCGCCCTGGAATACACATCATCAATCGCCTTTATAAACACGGGATTCTGCAGCAGAACTGCTGCTTCCGTAGCCCGCTCTTCTACTTCATAATCACTGAGGTGGGGGAAGGACGGTTCCGTCGGGGGCAATTGGTGTTTCGGGGGCTGGTTGTTGTTCGATTCCTGCTCCTGCTCCATTCATTGTCCCCATAAGTTGCTGTGCATAAGCTGGCACCGGCAACGGTTGTTCGTTTAATGAAAGTGGCGTATTTTCGATCTTGAAGCCTTCCTCATCCACATCCGTCATGAACTGGGCTTCAATCTTCGCCGCATCCAGAATGCCCTTGACGATCATTTCATCACGGCGGAAGTCATCGTCGACACGAAGCTTGCGATCCGCAAAATTAGACTTCGAAATTTCTGTCGCCATCTTAACGCGGTTCTTCTCCATTTCCGACTGAGCGAGGAGCGTCGCCGCATCAGGTTCTTTCGGAGTCTCTGCGATTCTCTTAACAGTTGCTTCGTCGATTTCGCGGTAGTAACGCCCGACGTTCTTAACATTTGCGATAGCCAAAATGTCCGTGAGGGTGTTTCGGAACTCCTGAACGCCGCAAAGCGGATTCTCGACGCCGAATTGAGTCATAATAGCAGTCTGCGTAGTCTTTACATCCTGCAGAACCATCAATCGGGTCATATCCGAACCCTTCCCGAGGGTCGGATTAATCGAAATCCGCATAGTGGGGTCGAATGTAGACGGATTGACCGTTACCCACTTGCCCCGGAGCTGAATTGTGCGTTCCTGATTAGGGTGAGCAACGATTTCGCGCAACAACCCCTTGAAGAGCTGCTTCATACCAGTTTCGGCAAGTATCCGAGCGCACAGTTCAATACGTTCCTGTGCTCCCTGGACAATCGCATCAATTCCGGTGACATTCGTGGACTGGAGAGCACGAGGATCGAGACCCTTTGAGGCGTCCCCAATCCCCGTCCGTTGCTGCCGCAACCCTTCCATTACCTCGAACATGCCGAAAACAGGCTGACCGACGAATTGGTGCGTAATAGACATCACGGAGGAAGCCGGATCGCCCGTGGTGCGAATAGGAGCACCAATCTCGTCGTTCAGAACGTCGTCGGAGTTAGTCGTGGTCTGGTTGAATACCGTCCGAGGCCAAATAGACTGCGCGAGCGAGTCCAACGACCCCCGGAGCATATTGGTCTTAATTACCTGAATGTCCTTCACCAAATCGGCAGGCGTATCACCGACCAAAGTATGAGGCTCAGGATCAGGACACCACACAGCAAAATTCGCGTATTCAACGATTTCGTCATAGATGATGTAGTGGTTGTCTCCGACGGTGTGAATTTCTCTGAGTTCATCGATGCCGTCTCCATCCTTATCTATTCGGATAAAGTAGCACCCATAACGAACATCGAGAGCGTCTGTTACATCCCCCTCGTCCAGCCCTCGGTTGCGAAATAGTCTGTCGGTAGAGTAGTTGTCCGGCGATGTATTGGCATATTCCATAATTTCGTCGATGGAATACCCCATCTTGATCAGATCAGACATAGGAACTATTTGGTCGTGCCCGATTAGTGGCGCACAATCCACATCGCGCGCCTTCCGGGATACTCGGAATTCATCCAATGGCACCGACATAATCTTAACTGTCGGTTTGGATTCGGTGTAACGAACCCGCACGCTACCAAACACTTCCGGATTAGCCGGGTGGGGTTGTACATCCAGCACTTCAACGCTAGGATTCTCGCTGATGAGCAACTGAACCTGCTCTTGGGTCACATTGGAGAATTCTTTTTCGTTTACTTCCTCCGAATGGTCCGTCCACCATCGCGTAACGCCCGTCTTGCACCGAAGAGCGTCTTTAATGATATCGTGGAGGATAAGGAAACCCGGATTATCCTCCCAGAGCACATAATTGAGGTAATCCGTACACTGTTTCGCCGCTTCTTCCTGTCCCTGATGGTTCGGAACACAGTTCGCAACGCGCTCACTGGACGTAAAAATCCGAATAAGGGAGGGGAGAATGGCCATGACGGTATCTCGGAAATCAGTCGAGACTGCCGAGGATTTGCCTTCGCCCTCTTGAGCCGGGATTTCGCCATAAAAGTAGTTGAGGTTTTCATCGCGTCCTGGCCCGAGTGTGCTGTCTTCATAGCTCCTAGAATCGTCTATCATCGCGCGAACTACGGAACTATACTGGTCGACGTCCGCATCGCCGGTAACGGGTCCCTTGTCCGCAGCGGAACCAATCACACCGTTGTTAAACAATCGCTCCAGCGGAGCCATTTGTTCTACTTCGCTCATGTTGGGCGTCGGAGCTACTACATTCATCTTACTCTCCTAATCGGCCCATTATTCATGCGCTTTAAGTTTCGCTTCAACGCCCCGGTACCCATTCCGACCACATTGGTGCCGCCGATCATGGGCTGAATCATATTCATCGCCACACAACCAACTCGCATAGCGTCAGAAGCATGCGACGCCCAATTATGGAGTGGTTTTCCCGTCCCCGATTTGTGGTAATTGCGCATCGCCATAAGTCCTGGCTCGCAGCGCACCTTATCGAACCACATCGTACGTATTCGAGCGCGTGTCGCAGATATTCCATCTTCCACCGCGTGCATCGGACACACGAATGTATTGGGTAGCATCGCATCCAAGACATCCTTACGCATTACGCCGGTACCTAGTTCCCTTTGCTTGATATCGTGCGGCAGGATGTGGCAACCGTAAGCATATGGCTTCGACTTGATCTGGCCCACGTAGAACTCGAGCCCTTTGCCCGTATTTTGGAGGAAATCGATGACATGTAGCTCGCGCCCACAGAATTGCATGAACCAAATGACCGTTTCGTCGTCAATGCCCAAATCCCAAGCGGTAAATACAATGGCATTGGGGTCGTATGGAACTCCAGTGATTTGCCCGTCGAGCTGGATTTGGTTGATGATTTCGCCATAATAGCTCCCTTCGATCGGTGCGTCGAATGAGCACATCATTTCGCGGGCGAACTCGTCCGCCGTCATGTCCTTCGTCATCTCCACGACTTCATCGGGAGGTAACGCATCAGTTTCATTTACTGGTATGCTGAATATATCCCACTTCCCCGTAGCGTTCTCGGCTTCTTTCTCCGCTCGCTTCTTCAAGTCGTGAAAGTGGTCATCCCCGTTCGACGTCCCAGATATGACCGCCCATCCCTGATAATCAGCAAGGCAAGGACGAATAACAGTGCCGAGCATACTAGGATTAAGCAAAGGATACTCGTCAGCAACAATTCCATCGAAGTATAGACCTCGCATGCGTTCATAAGCTGCGCTGCCTCCGTACAGGTTTATCATTGCCCCGTTCGACAGTACCACCTGCAAGTCGCCTTCCACCACCCTCCTATTGGGGAGTGGTTCCGTGTAGTGTTTAAAGTACCCCCAAACTAGGTCTTTGGCCTGCGCGAATGTGGGGCCAATATAGGCATAACGCGGTGGTGGGAATGTTCGCTTGTTCTCCAGCGCGGCACGAATTACTTGATTGCACAGCGCTACTGTTTTCCCCGCTCGTCTATGCGCCACGACGAATATCCATCGCGCAGCCGAATTATGTAGGGCACGAAAATGCGCCCTTGGTACATAAGGGATGGTTATCCTAGGTGGTTGTGCGCTGAATTCTTCAGCCATCAACACCCCTTACATATGTCGGTGGGAAGTGGTGGAGCGCCAGGGAGGGCTGGAAACTGGCTTTCATGTGACCGAAAGGGCTACGGAACCCGCCGCCGCCCGCTATGGCTGTTATAAGGGCGATAAGTGCCAATAGCAGAACTATCACCCATATACCTTGCTTCACTTTCTGCGGAATCGGCATTATGAACTGCTCGATCACCCAAATGGCCAGGTAAACAATGCCACACAGAATAATGAGCCCTACGAGAAACCACAGGACCGATACGGCGATGCCCGTCATAACTGCCTCCTAGAATTGACCGCGCAGCTTCATCATCAAACGCCAGTCTACAGGAGAACTTGCCGATCCTTCCAAACCCAAACCTGGCACCGGAAGTGGTAGCTTACCTTCCACGCGGTGTTGATCTGGGTTGACATTTAGCTGGAGCGCTTGTAGCGCTTTTCCGATATCTGGTTGTTCTGGCTGAGTCCCAAACCAATTCTTCTTGGGCAGTTCCGGAGCGTCCATGAAACGCTGCGGCGCAGCTGGCTGGTTACGATCAATCCAACGCTGCGCCACGGGGCTATTTTCGATTTCGTGGACGCCCAACTGCATGCCCAAAGGGGTCATAGGGGTATTCTGCCCGTGCATAACATGCTGGGAACGCATCCGGGCTTCTTCATCTTGACGCTGAGCGAATTGCTCCAGCCATCCCGGGGAATCTATGTTATCCAGCAAATTGCCAATCGAATCCTCCGCGGATTCCCCACGGCGGTCTTCGACATTCTGGGAGTATCTGAGCCCTCGCCAATCCATCAAGTTTCTCTCAGGATAACCGAATTGACTAGTAGTGCTACTTCGTGTAATTTCTGCATTACTAGATCTTTATTAGTCCCGTGTGGTAGTGCTTGCTCGAGGAATGCTGCGTATACCGAAACAGCTTCGCCAGCCAATTCCATGCCATATTTCTGTTGCTCTGTCGGCTCCTTGTATCCAAATGGCGGTATCATTTAGGTGTCGTGGCTGCTTTTACGGCCCACATGGCCGCATCTTCGTAGTGGGTTTGCGCCAACGAACACAAACGATTTAGTTCGTTGTCCTTGGTTTTCATTTGTTCGCACATGTCGATAAGATCGGCTGTGTGCCTCTTTATTTTGTCGACGAGCGAATCCTTACTCGGGTTGAAGCTCTCTCGTACACGATGCGCACCGAGGCTGCCATCATGCATCCTGCCCAAATACTTATCGGTATCAGGCGGCGTCTGATTTGTCATCTATCACTTCCCCGTCGATAGTTTTAGAATTGTCGTCACCGAATGTACTTCCGTCTGCCCATTGTACTATAATGGTCCCACCAGCGCTATTTTTCACGCTAACGCTGGCGGGACCACTTCCCCACCCCTTAGCCTTCCCTATATTGGTTAACACGAATCGCGACATGGTGTCGCGCCGGGAAGGGTCTTGCTCGTCCGTAAGTGCATCGAGAACGTTGCTCTCTGCGATGTCAACTAGCCTGTCAGCTGCTTCCTGCATTTCAGCGGACAGGTAAGGTGACTTCTTAACGAAGTTGCGCAGCCGAATAGAAGTAATCTTTAGTAGAATGGCTGCCTTCGATATATTTCCGGCTGCCATCCAAATAGCGGTACGGCATTCCTCGACGTCCAGTGGTAGTTCCGCTGGCCGTTCCGAATATGGCATGGTGGGGAGCGCCACCAAGTCGGAAGGTATGTTGTCCTCATCTTGCATTCTTTATTATAGCACGCACGCGTGTACGTGTCAAGATGATGAGAATATGGGGTAAAAGGACGCCCGACGCGATCAGCGGGTGTGGAACTAACGCGCTGGCAGGCCAAATGATACGGGGAAGATACCATCCGAGCGTCCTAGCCCAAAGCGAAACCTCACTTCTTAGGCGAACTCGTCGTAGGGTGTGCCGTGTCTGCGGGTGGATTTCCGCCCGTTACAACTGGGTTCGCCCGCCCGGCTGCTTCCAATTTCTTCTCGGAAGCCGGTTTTGCCTCCGGCTTGATACCCAAACGATCCATCATACCTTGGTCGATCGTTTGCGGGTCTGGGTTCATGTGTCGCGTAATGGGTGCCCCAGATGGTGTCAGCACTTCGTCGCTTGGTCCGCTACGCGCTCCGACGACGCGGGCATAAGTCCCGCCGTCTGTCGGCAGTTCTTTGGTCGCCGCGCCGGTTGGCGTTCCTTCTTCATCCAATTTGACCCACCCAATCTCACCGGGCTTGAGATCGCCTGCGAGCGCGTTAATTTCTTCAATGGTCAGCGGCTCTTCCACTGGCAATTGTTCTGCGGTTGGTGGCTGGTTTGTGTTCGTCGTCATCGCGCCGCTGATTTGTCTGCCTGCAGCCATAGCGAAATCTCCTCTAGAGGGTTATGGGGTTATTTTCGTGCCTTGCCTTCACTGTCCCGCGTGGTTCCCTCGGGGAGCGGGGTAAACGAAAATGTAAGGGGGAGACTATCCCCAAAGCCCGTCCGAATGAGGACAGGGACATCAATGGCGTTAGAAACCAAGCTTGGCTTCACGCCTGTCGTTACATGTGTATCGTCGACGAATACAGTAGGTTCCTCGCCGCCGTTGAATACTATAACTGTATTGTTGGGCGAGAAGTTCGTGCCGACGCATTCCAAAGTGAAATCTGGCCCTCCTACTTCCGCCGTGGTAGGCGAAATAGAAGTTAATGTAGGGGGTACAGTCGGTTCCGGGGGTGGCGGAGGAGGGTAAATAACCCGCCTCTCCGAATTTGGGATCATTCGATCGGTGATAGGACCACCAGACGGAGTAACCAATAAATCGTGATCGAAATTAGGAGCAAAGTTAGCGAATACACGACATACGGGTATATCGGTGTCCTCAGGAGGTTCAATCGTCGCGGGGCCATTGGGTGTGCCGTTTTCGTCCAATGGGAGCCAACCCAAAGCGCCCGGCCAAAGCTCGCCAATAAGGTTATCGAATGGTCCAGCGAATTGCTCAGGAACGTAATAACCTTTGCCTTTATATGCGACTTTGGCCATGAACGAATCTCCGAAACCGAAATTATAAGGGGGATTATAACACACGGGGGGCTGTACGTCAAGGGATATGCATGCGGGAATCTGAACATAGGCGAATGACACTCGACGCACGCTGCAGTTGAATTGGCGCATACGCAGATTGAGGAGCGTTGCACGTCGAAACGGGTCCCCGGCTCAACGCTGCTTCGCAGCGTTGAGCCGGGGGGAGTTGTGAACAACCGCGGGTTGTAAGACGAAAGTCCTAGGATTGAGGTGCGACACTCTGTCGCATTGGCAAATAGTGCGAGAGCGTGGTATTGTTGGCGTGTCGGAGGGGGCGCGGGCCTCCCTCCCTCGGGCCTCGGCCCCCATCGTCCCGCATACGGAGCACCATATGTCTCGCAAGAAGCTGCCTGCGCTCGTCGCAGACCTCACCGATCCCGCCCTCGTCGTCGCCGTCCCCGTGGACGCCGAAGTCGCGGCCGACAACGCGAAGGCTCGCTCGGTCGTGGGCGTGGCCTACAAGGCCCGCTACGCCGAACGCGCCTCGCTCGCTGGCCTCCGCCGGAAGGCGGCCCAGCGCTCCGCCTGGGACTGGCTCGCCCAGACGATCGCTGGCGAGTGCCTCGGCGCGAAGGACCGGCTGGACGTCGCGCGGTTCCTCGCCTTGCTGGAGGCGAACGGCGTGGACCACTCCCGCTGGCAGAACCGGAGCAAGGGCTGGGAGGGCCGCCTGCGGATGACGGGCCGCCTCGCCCTCCAGCGGATCGTGGCGGAGGCCGGGACGCTGAAGACCCCGGATGGCGAGGAGCTGGTCGCCCCCACCGAGTGGGTAGCGAAGCACACACACTGAAGAAGCGGGGGGCGCAAGCCCCCCACCCCACCAACCGAAGCAACGCCCCCGGCGCAAGCCGGGGGCGAAGCCGTGTCAGCGCGAGAAGAGACCCCAGCCCCACCCAGGAACCCAGCGCCATAAACAACCAGCGACGCGCGAAGGGGGCGGGCAAGAAGGCTCAGAACCAGCGAAAGGGACGAACATTTTGTGTGCTCCGTTGTTGACGCTTGAGCGTAGCACGGCGCGTGAATATTTGTCAAGTAGGCAATGACGAAGCTTTTCATCTTCCAGAATACGGAAGCAGGCTTGACAGACGCCGCGCGCTGTGTTACGATGCGGGCATAGCAAAACGGAGCAGAACATGCACGAAGCAGACCGCCTTCTCGCAGAGATCGAAGATCAGATCTTCGAACTGACACAGACAATGCTTTCGCTCCTCGACAAGCACGGCATCGAAGCAACGCGCGCCGCGCTCGAAGAGGCAATCGAAATCAAGAAAGCGGAGATGGAATGAAATTTGCAAACCAGCGGGCGTCCACAAAGTGGGATTTCCAAACTGGCAACCGAAGTGCTAATTTCGGCCAGCCAAAAACAAAGGGGAAAATAGATGCCTAACCGCGCGCCCAAGCAGAACCCGACCGCACGCTGTTGTTGGGTGTGCGGCAAGCTTGGCGGCGAAGGCTTCACCCGCGCTTTGCGCTATGCCGGATATCCGGTCGGCAAGGATCAGATGGCCTATGCACATGCGGCGTGCATGATCCGCGCAAATAAGCGGGCAAACAAGCGGGCGCACCCAGCCGGGCCGCTTCAAACCAAAGGGGAACATCAATGAAAACGAAACTGCTAGGGTTCATTGTTGCGGCGTGCCTGCTTGGCACACCGGCATCAGCGGATTTGATAACTTTAACAAACGGAACAGGGGCCGAAAGGCCCCTTTTTCGTATCCGCGTGTTGCGAAAAGCTTCGCAGAGCTAGCGAAAAATAGCTTGACGCGCGTGGCGCGGCGTGCTAAAATCAGGCATGGACCAAAAAGAACTCTGGAAGTCGAAATTCGTCGTCATGTGGCGAAACAGCGATCGCACTGAAAAATGCGAAATACAGCGCGCGGCAGTATTGACAGGCGTTTCGATGATAGAGATAATCAGCGCTTGTACACACAACGGAATGTTTTCGAATCCTTCGTACCTCGTTTGGCCCGCTGTTTAGCGGTACGCGCATTCCCACGTATACCCGTATTTCCCGGCCACGCAGCTACGCTAATTTGCTCGAAAGCCGTCACCCCCCCCCGGGACAAACTACTACAATGCTTCCTGACCCCTCCCGTGTACTACCCCATTTAAGAAAAGTTAGGTAAGTAGAGTATATAGGAAAGACGCGTATGCATAAGGGGTGCCCGGCTTTCGCTGGGCACCCCTTTGTTATTCGTTTAATCGTGTTTAGTCTTTCTTATAAAGCTTCACCCACGCTTCGGGCGCTTCCACAGAAGTTCCGTCCGCGAAATTCAGCCTCCCGTTGTTTGCTACGATCTTCTGCAGCGCCACTCTTCCCGTCATGCGGAGCCTGCCTTCCCACCCTTTGTTCCTATTTGGCCACTTCGCGTGATCGATCGCATTCGCCTCGAGCACCCCGAGGAAGCACTCGATGCTGATCTTTCCCTTTGGGTTTAGGCAGGCATTCGCCAGCTGCTGCGCAAGCCAATCCCAGTTCGATCTCTTAGCTGCCTTGTGGTTAATCCCATTCGCTTTGGCGTTCTCAATGTACTTGTCCTTGTATTTCGCCGCGACGACCGAATTAACTACCTTTTCCTCCTCGCCCATTTCGGTTTCGGGGACCAATTCGGGCTCCATTTCGGTGACGTTCTGCACTTCCAGCTGGTGCTGTTCGTCTAGCTGAACATGCCCCGCTGCGATTTCGTCCACTTCCTCAACCACCACTTTCGGCTTCCTGTTGCGTTTCGCCATGTAATTTACTCCTTATGTACCGGCCCCACTGGCCGTACTCATACTCTAACACGCCCACTCCACCCTGTCAAGTCCATTTCGCTATTCCTGGCTGTAATTATTTCGGTTCTGGCTGTAAGCCTGCTTTGGCTTGCGCCAGGGCACGAAGCCCTTTGCCCATAGAATACGAAGCCCTACTTGACGATCCCCCGCGCGCGTGGTACAATACGTCGTTAACTCAACGGAGCTGAACATGTCTAAACGCGAAACTGATGTCGAAGCGTGGGAGCGCATCAAGCGCGAAGCCGAAGCAAGTGGTGCTGATCCTTACGCCTTGTTCCTTGCCTACCTCAGAACCAAACAGGAGAAGTACTGATGGGCCGCCGCGAAGACTACGACCAAGAAGAATGGGACGACCTTTGTGACACATTCGCTGACCCGGGCGGCAATTCCGCCCTGCGTCGTGCCTCGAAGACCAATCCCCGAAATCTGCCCTGCCCAAGCTGCGGGGCGAAAAACCGACTGACCCCGGAAGACCGCAGCCGGGGTTACCAGTGCGATTCGTGTGCGGATCAAGCCGAAAGAGGAGGGTACTAAAATGTCTATCTACGAGGAGAAGCTGACCGTAACGCTCACTATCGCGGAATGGCTAGAAGTGAACATGGCACTATTCGATGCACAGCATTACAACGAAGAGCACGATTACCCCACTTATGCTGCCTCAATTCGGCGTCTGCGCACTAAGGTGGAAGACCAGACCGGCGATAAGATTAACGCGGCGGACAAGGAGGTCATAGACCATTTGTACTTGAATACCTAAACACCCTAAAATAATTAATAAAATATACTTGACACCAAGCCGTGCGTGTGGTACCATCAATACCCGCGCACGGCATATACGTGCAAAACACGGAGCAACACATGAAAGAACACCCCAGGATGAATGCCTATTTGGGTGACGGCCTCACAGCCGAATGGGACGGTTATCACATTAAGTTGTGGTGCGAACGTCCACTTACCCACCCAATCATCGTGCATGAGGTATTCATGGACGAGCAGGTTTGGACCCGTCTCCAAGTGTTTATCGAAATGATAGAGGAGCAACTAAATGCCAATGCAGAATAGCCGTTACGCGTACCGCGTTTGCACATGCGGGTCGGGCCTACATTCGGCGTGGCAACACGACGCCAGAGGCATCGAACTCTGCCGCACGTGCCCTTCCTGCCACAAGGAGAAAATGAGCAAGTACCGCCCCGACGTTCTGACCGATTCGAACTACTGGGCCGACGAGCGAATCGATGAAGACTAACCCCACCACCGATCCAAAAGACGAATTGGCCGAGTCCGCCTTGTGGACCGTTCGCGCTGCGCAATTCGTAGGCATCGTGTTCGTTAGTACGGGTGCCGCATTCGCTGTAGCATTCATCATGTACTTCTGGTGGGGATACCTACTCGTAATCGCCGCCTTACTAACGTCAGGATTCGCCATCGGTGGTTTGATCGCTCTATTCGATCGCATCATCGGCAAGAAGCGAGGATTCTGATCCAGGTAGGCTGCGTTCTGCTCCGTTCGCAGTCTGCACGCCCCCGGCTGGCGCATTGGTTCCACTCTGCGCTGCCGGGGGCACCCTTATAATGGAGCATAAAGGGGAAAATTATGAAAATCGACGGCCTACCAGTAAAAGACGCGACTCGACCTGTTTATATTCACATTCTACCTCGCGACGTAAAGGACGGTGGCATCAAGGACCCAGGTTCTTGCGCCGCTGCCCGCGCCTGCAT